GATGGAGTTCCGGGATCAATATGAGGGCGAATAGCTAATGCTGAAGAGGTGTAGGCAGATTCAAACGAAGAAGAAATCCGGTTTGCCAGTTGAGCCGTGGTTGTAAGAGATTGATAACCGATATTCATAGGATCATAGAGATCCGAGCCCGAATTAAAATAGAAACTATAGACAGTAGCAGGGAAATCGATGGGAGCCGAGGAAGAGAGTGCCAGAGTTGTGTTATGCAGAGTGTCTGCTCTGTCAGCACCGCCACCGAAGCCTGCCGCCACGATGCCGGCACTATCGACCCGAGTAGAAGATAACACCTTAGCATTCATCAGAGATCCTAACTGCCATGCCGTAACATTGATGGTATCTGTTCCCGAGTCTGTCACGCTGATACTTAACGGCACGGTTGGTGTGGTTACTGAATCACCAAGAGCGATAAGGAGAGTATCCCTAATCTGTTCCACTGTTCCTCCGAATGTCCCGCTTAGTCCTACATTGTATTTATTGGTAGCCCCATCATAACTTGTAGTTCCAGTTGTTTCATCAAATACAAATTCTATAGAAGTAGTAAGGTCTTGTACGGTAACTGATTCTCCGTTTAATGACGTGCGAGAGGCTACTATCTGCACTACAAAGCTGCCCGTAGCCGCTGCCGGGGGTACCGGGGGCTCATCGATATCAATGAAGGTATCTCCCAGAGTTTTTGGTTCGTTTTGCCANNTAAGAGCGTCTATATAACTGGTAGCACACACAGCAGGAGTAGTTGAGCAAGTATAATAAGTTGANGGGACATTATAAACATATTGTGCAGAAATTGTTTTTGCCGACTCGTACATGGCTGTAATGGGAGAAGTTTTATATGGATTATAGGTTGCCTGGTCATAAACCCGACCATAATGTGTCATCATAAGTTCGCCGGCTGCCATGGTTCCAACATCAGCTAACAACACTGGCACACCGCCGGTCAATACCGTCACTAAAGAATCCCGAGAATCAGCATAAAGATAAGAATCTAAAGGCCACCTTGAACCTTGTCCAAAGCCTGCGATTGATGCATCGGGGTCTAAATAACTTACTGGGGTTTGATCCTGATACATTACTGAGTAATCTTGACTTGTTTTGTATGGATAGACAAGTCGGCGGTATTGTCGATTATAAGTAGAAATCGGTACTGTTCCAGTTACTTGAGAATAATTGGCAAAGGCACTCATATCAGTGGAGACCACCAGCTTATCATCTTTCCAGAAATCATTCACAAATGCTTGGCGCGCACGTGATCCGGATAAATAAGTATAAATCTCCTTGGGATGGATAGTTTCTTGATAACTGGTAAGTTTTAATAAATCAATACCAGTCACAGCCCGATCTACTTGGTCTACAAATTTTTCTCGGATTACTTCATAAGGTCGTTTAATTTTACCATAAGCGAACTTTACATTGCCCGCAAGTTCATAATTTAATTGACGGTTGGCAAATCCCATTAAAGCATTTCCGTAAGAGTATTCCAAGTTAAGATGAGTCTTATGACTGGTAGTCTTAGTGGGAGTTCCTATGTTAGTCCGGACATGGTGAATTAAAGGCTTGTACCGAGACGTGACTGGGGCTTCTCTGTATTGCTGGGAATAATAATATGGTTCACCAAAGTTATTTCGATCATACTCCATACGAGTTTTAGTATTAATGGTTGTCGTATCATTAGAATAAAAATTACTAACCGGGGACGGCAACAAGGCATCTGATGTTAGTGAAATGTTGGGCAATAGTTCATACACATTATTTTGAGAATAATATTTCCCCGCGGCTGTCTGAGAACTTCTGAGTTGTTTCCAGGGAACAAAATCTCTATAATTCGCCCACTTAAACTCTTTTGATCCATCCAGTCCTACGATCAAAGAAGCATCAAACCCAGGTGCGGCGGGATAAGCATCACTGCTTTGAGTAACAAAATAAATGTTGTCAGGGTAGCGAGCGCCCCGGACTACATAAGCATTGTAGGTATTTAGATTATCCCCACCTGAAATATAGGANGTCCATTGTGCTCGATCCGCCGAAGGGATGGGATGAGTTACGTACGCATTATCATAGACGTTACCGGTAATATAAGTGAGCGTTGGGTCAGTTGAGCCAATCTCAACGCGCGGTCGGGTATTACGCTGCGTCTGCACAGGAGCAGGCAGATCAGTAAGAGAACTATAACCACCCCATTTTACGTGTGCCGTTAGAAGNTGATTGTACGGTTGTCTTACTATCAAATTCCTGAANGGTAAAGCGTTATTTGGTGCATATTGATCGGAGTTCACGTCCCTAAACTGTTGTTTTGATGTTTGTTTTCCNCCGGGGGCTGAAAATCTATCAACTATAATAGTCTGGTTTGTGCGTCGAGAGGCTATCTGACGGGGGGCCGGATAATCTGCCGATCCTGTTAATCCTGCCGAACGTCGAGAAGGGGGNGTAACAAAGGCAGTGGGCATCGTATANGCATAATGGGAAGTGTTGGTAATAAAATCCATATTAGTAAGAGATCGATCGGCTGTTTGTACAACTTCATACTTCTTAAGATAATTTCCTATTTGGCGTACGCCGGAAGTAGCTGAATGTCCAGCCACTATAGTGCGAATGTTAGAGATATTAACTGGTGCTTTAGCAGCAGAGTTTCGGAGATAATATCCTGGCGGTGTAGATCCCGGCGTAACCCTATTTACAGAACCAGTAGAGGATACCACCGAAAGTGTAAATGCTTCCTTGCGGTCCTCTGTCCTCATCGGACTTACGTGGCGAGATTGCCGTCCGCCAACCCACTGTTCCGTAAAGGGACCCTGGAGAGGGATTCCTTGCCTGGGTGAAGGCATAACATTATCGTGATGGAGGTTAGTTATTGTCTGGGAGGTAAGTCCGGCTGCTGCCAAAACTGCATTATATCCTGTATTAAGTGTAGACTGGAAGACACTAAACGGGGCAATCTGCTCCCCAGTGTAATTAACTCCGTCCATTGTAGCTCGGAAAGCGATTCTCTTCCTTTGTCCCGGAATAATGATATCATCGATGTCGCGCAAACTTTTGAATTGATCGAAAGTGAAGTTTTGAAAACTAAGTTTTTTATTGAAAGCAGGGTTGGATCCCCCTCCTATGTTAAGAGGAAAATCGGTCCTGAGGACACGAATAGCTTCCGGAGCCAGTGATCTGGCTAAAGACTTCTTCGTTGCCTGGCGTGTATAAAGATTTTCACCGGGTCCCGCCAGAGGAGAATCATAACGCTCCGCGTGGCGTTGCCAATAGGGAGCATTCTCCGATTCCATCCCGTTGACCGGGCGGTGGTTAAAGCGCCAGCCCGATGTATAAATATTTTGGCTAATTCCGCGCCGTAGGGCTGAACCTCTACCTGTAATACCTCTACCTACCCCGCCGCCAGGTCTGGGGATACGGGGTCTTTCTATTCCTCCCGACACCTCGACGGGAATCGATTCCGGAATTGTCCCTCCAGGAATTCGGGCAGGTATAGCCGGATCATTAGGATCTCCCTCTAATCCTAAGAGGGGTTCTGGTCCACCCAGGGATCCCTCGGGTCCGCCGCGGCGACCATTGTCTCGTCCGGGGCGGCGGTCGCGGGTTATAGACGCTTGGTATTGGATCTTGGGTCGCTCAAGTACATGACTTTCTATCATTTTTCGTGTATTTTTGGCGTACCGAGCAGATGCCGGCAATAACTGCTCTATCATAGTACCAATAGCACTGTCAAGCCACTTATAGTAATCTACATATTTTTCTAAATCTGGTATGTCGTTTTGAACTTTTTGGAAAAATAGTTCTCGTACATGTTCCATTTTCTTATAGTTTGCCCGGTATTTATTAACCGGCTCGCCGATGAGGTTATTGAATTCATCGATAGATGCAAACATCTCTAAGATGCGATCAGAGATTCCTTTATACATGCTGCGCTCAACAGCAAAAAAGAAACTCTGAGGTCTGACATATACGCCAAACGTCTCTTCGTTAGCACTGAGTACCCGTACCATATTATCATCGGCGGCATACTCGGGCGGCTGCAACTTTTCGGTCTGGAGATAAGCTTTGCGTACCGGAGTATAGTTAGCGGAAAAGAAGTCGCCGCGGCCCGTATGTTGCCGAAGATTGATGGGGCTTAAATTACCCTGGTAAGAGGAAGGATAATCTCCGGAAGTGGATCCCGAAGAATAATCAGAGATATTAAATCGCCCGGAGGCGTCCGATTCTGAAACGTTTGCCAGGTCCCAATTCATTGCCAACGTAGCAATCTTAGGAATAAACACCGAAGGAACAGTCGTCTGAAAAGAATAAGCATTCTTATAAGGATTGTTTCGTCCAAAAGCATCTGAACTTTTTGCCTGCAAATCTAAAGTAGTGCTTGGTAGATAATCAGTCCAATACCTAATACTGGAGGCTTTTATATCTGTCGATACCAGGGTGCTCCCAGTATAATTGGTTCTATGAGCCCCTACATATATACGCTTCGCCCCAGACAGAACAGTCGATCCACTGAGCGGCGTATATGATGATGAAATAGCGAAACTATGTTGCTTAACGCCAGAATCATAATTTACCCCATACAATTCTAACCAATACCCGTTAGTCGCGGCGCTGGACCCAGAAACGCTATCGGCAAAGGGGTATTTTTGGGGGCGTAGGGATAAAGTGAAATTCCATTTCTTATTCTCGTAGACATTAGTATAAATGCTACTACTCAATAAGGTGTCTCCGGCTCGATTTTTTACAATGAAATAAGCATCTTTGACATTCTTCAAGGGTTCATATACTTCAGCATACTCCCCAGGCGCTTTTACTGCATACACTTCGAGACCGTAGTCATTGGCTGCTGATTCCCACGTTAGGTCGGTAGAAGTCTGAGATTTGTCCAGTGGAGTATGAAATCCGAACAGAGACGAGGAAACCACACTGGGCATCTCGTAATCAAGATATAAATAATTTTGTTTATCCGGAAAAACAACTTCAGCCTGGAGAGCAACGGCTTGGTCTTGACTATTCGAAACTGATCCCGTTATCAGTCCAACTGAATTACTATTTGTAGCATCATAATATTGGTATAACGTGGCTTCGTCGTCTGACTGTTGCAACAATCCCGTAAAGTCGGCATATTTTTTAGTACTGGTAGAAGTCTTATAGGAATCAAGGAGTTTATAATCGGCGTTATCTGTATACGTATTGAGGGCGATAATCTCGTCATCTACCCCAAGACAGCGTATAAAATTACGAACTGACTTCTCGCTTCCTTTGGATTTAAGGATCTGGGCTAAATTATTGTAAATGTTCTTATAGATAACATTCTTAACATCTTCCAGCCGATTATCGAAATTTATCTGCTCGTCGCGTTCTAAAAACTGCCCTAAAGAGTCAATATTTTCAAAGAGTTCTGGCGTATCAATGCCGAGATTCTCAACTAAGCGATCGCTATAAGGCATCTCATTGATAGATCCCGTTAAACTACCAGACAAATAATCAACTGAACGGGCGTTCTTGAGTCCCTGAGCTTGGTTATACAGCGTATCAAAATAATTCGCCATCACTTGGGTTATTTTTAAGAGTTCGTTCGAGCCCGCTTCTTCCTCTTCTATGACCCAAGCCGGCAAATGATTAATCATGCGAGCATTATTTTGGGCATCATAGTTGCTGCCGCTCAATTCGTAGGTATCTTTAGCTGTGATATAGCGAGGGTTAGCTGTCCGAATGATCGGATCAGGAATTTCTCGAACCGATTTAATGGACAGGTCATCAACAGCGGAGCCAAGATTTCTACTCGCCGAACTGTAGCCAACATAGAGACCGTTAGATACGCGACCAGAATAGTCTAAGATAACCGAGTCAGTATTCGAGTCGCCGGTTACNCCTTCATTAAACTTATAATATACCCCAAGAGAAATATTGGCATCGTATTTATTTGAGCCGCCGTTGANATGACTAAACCAGTGTTGTCCAATNTGTTCCGCGTTCCGGGCTTTTTTCCAGAAGCGGAATTCATCCAATGATCCTGAAAACTTTCCGTCTCCTTCCAGAACACCAGCAGTGCCCGATGGGGCTACTCGAAGAGCCCCAATATTGGAGATCATGGTTCCCGTAACTTCACTTATCAGTCCCGAGCCAGTAAGTCCAGTGTGAGTACAGTCCCCATTTATATAAAAATCTAAAGTAGGGGTAGCCTGCGAGGTATCGAAAGCAAACGCATAATTGCGCCACGTCCCATCATTAATAGATATAGATCCCGTCGGGATAGAAACATTAGAAAATCCGGCAGTACCCGACAGCATCGTCACTTCAAAATGGTCAGCCGAACCAGTAGCTATCTCAATTCGTAAGCGTCCATAGCCAGCCGAGCCGGTACCCGCACCATTCCATAAATCAAATACCACCTGGCGAGGGGATTCTACGGCGGCGTCAAGGTCAGCGGTCTTCTTATAGAAAAATTCTACTGTTGTCCCATGGGTGCCGCCAAAGGTCAAGTTGGAGGTACGATTTTTCTCTTCATCAAAAAGAGTGTCCTTGTGTGGTCCGCCCTTAGTTTGAATATATTCATTCGTAGCGGAATAATAACCACTGGCATGTGGCGTCAGGGATCCATAAGTAGTGCCATTAGAGATATAGCCAGTGGAAGCAGGGTAGACCTCCTCCAGCATATATTTTTCTAACGGATTCAAATCGTTATAGAATTTAGTCTTCTCTAATCCCGAGCCGTCGTAAGGATAATAGCTTGAGATATAAGTGAAGGTGTTGTTATAATATTGCTTCGCTGATCCAAATCGAACAAAATTTAAAGGATTGGAATAATCTACAGGAGGGAGAAAGTATTTTTGTTTCTCTACAAGTTGGCTAAGATGCTCTTCTGATTCAACACCCGCTCCCACAGTATCCGCCGCGGTACTTCTTAGATATTTGCTAACAGTGGCTGCCTGCTTGTTGTTGTCAAATAACTTTTTTATACTCATTTATCTTCTTCTATTCTGATTTTGAACACTTCAGGCTGCTCTTGATAGGCACCCTGTAAATAGTATGCAAACTTAATTCCATAAGCGAAGCCGGCTTCTATTTCCTTAGTGTCTAACTCAAAATAGTTTCCGCTGACATCATAAGATAAGCGGCTATAATTGTTGGCAGCACTCCCGGTTCCGTAAGGAATAATATCGAGATCATCCACCATTCTAAAAACACGGTAATAAGCATTTTCAATAATTTCTGGAACTATCTTGGATGTTGCCTTGGTGTAGATGTTTGGGCTCCAGTTCTTTTTGCGAGCAAAAACTCTCAAGGTAGGATTTTGTCCCTTTACGTACGAGGCTTCTAAGTTGGGCATTGATGTTACATATTTTTGATTATACATTAGTTCCGAAGTCGAAACTGATTTCGGAGTATAAGAACTGGTAAAGAATTCTACGCGACTTCCCCCTGACCCAGTAGACCACACATCAAAAACGGGAGTATAGCTACTCGTAGAAGCAAAAGAAGCTGTATATATACCAGTGGCAGTTATATTGTTTTCCACCAGCAAGCCAGCGGTAACGCTTGTGCCAGAAGAGCCATCCGCACTTACTATAGTTAAAGGATCTCCCACTGGAGATGTGCTCCCTGAATAAACTTCCACACTCAGAGTGTTGCCAGTAAGATTAGGAATATCTTGTAGTTGTCCCCGAATTACATTGTACATATACAAAGTATTTAAATTTTCCGACGCTGGTGCCAAGCTACTGCTGATGGCAAAATCTCCACGGTTATCCCGTCGAGTGGAATCCCACCACGCTTCAATCGTTGGTCGGTAATCATAATATTCACTAGTGCGCGCAAAAAACATCTTAGTGTACAGACTGGTAGTACCTGAGACTGCCGAGTCCGGATATTTAATAAGGAAGCCAGCGTTAGTGGTTCCATTGAGCCATTGGTATACTTGTTCAGAGACGTCCAATCGTAAATTCTCTAACCCTGTTTCGAAGAATACACTTCCCGAGGTCCCCGCCCCCGTTAAGATGGATCCACCCGCAGACGTCCACGCCGTCGCTGCGGACGCCGACACCCAGTTAGACGCGCCCAAATCTGTATAGTTGTTCATGTCCAGTCCTCGTCCCTCGTTCCAGGGTTGAGAAGCCATACATACATCGAGACTATAACTCAATGGGGTGGTGTTTCCGTGGGGCGCATTATACAAGTTAAGATAAAACTTTATACTGCCAGAATCATTAGGTAAGGTTCCGGCGGCCATATCGGTGGATATAGTAGAAACAGGAAACTGAATGAGGAAACGCGATTGCTCTGCGTTTATAGCATTAATGGGAGCATTTGTTTGTCCATGGACAACAAAAGTCTCCAATATATCTGCCGCGCCCATATTAGACCCAGTTCCACGTAATACTAAATTATTCTTATATGCATTCGTAATAGTATTATCTTGAGATGCAAAATATTTTTTAATACCCATCTTATGTTACCACTCCTTCAATATCCGCACTCGAAAATAACACTTCTGCTGCCGCGTCTTGAGGGATGATAAGATACCGTCCGTCATCGGTAAGATTAGATTCGATATCATAAACCACGTCGCTATACTTACCACCTGACCTATTAAACAATTCTACCTCCGTAGTATCCACCACGCCCGGAACTTCATTTAAGAGCTTATAGATCTGGGCGAGATGGATAGCTTGTCCGATGTCTGGCGTGACATTTAGAAAGTCGGTTTGAAGCTTAGCAATACATCTCTGTAACAAAGTATATCTATTTATATCTTGTGCCGGTAACACCTTAAAACGTATACCATAATTGATGATACGTCCATCGATAATGTCCATGGTATCGTTAATCATACGATATCGGTTAAGCCACGTTCGCATATTCTCTTTTAAAGTATTATTAGGAACTCCTAAAGTTCCGGTGGCAGTCTCCGAGAGGACATAAATATTCAAGTTATTGTTGACCGATTCTACGTCCCTTACTACGTTGCAACGCTTCACTTTTCCAAATTTAGCTGGCATACGATATAAAAGACTGGTATAATCTTCACGAGTTACTGCTCGGTTTTGAGAAGCAAAAGTGGCATATGCCCTCTGTTTGAGTTCTTCCAAAGAAGGAAAGGATATATCCCCCATAATGGGTTGTTCATTTTCAAGTTCCAAAGAGCTAACGACGCCATTAAGTAAAGAGCCAGCCAAAGATGCTCGGTTCTTGAAGGAAAACTGGGGATTGGTGGCGGAATTTAGAGCGCCCACAGGCGCGTTTATCCCATTAGTTCTATTTGCATAATATGAAACAGTCAACGTAGTATTGACAGGAACGACTCCAAATTTATCAGTTTGTATAAGATTGGCTGGATCAAATGTTTCTTCAGACACATAGTTTTTGCCGTTAACTTCAAGCACCACATCTGCCGGATCGGCTATTAAATTACTCGTCAAATTCTCTTCGGAGCCGTACCCAAATTGAAGAAAGGTACCGCCTACGGCATTATTGACTGTAACAAAGCGTCGGGCAGCAGGCACCAAACGCAAAACATATGGGACGTCCGCCTTGTTAGTATTATAATTGGGTACTTGCTTATAGACCACATCCTGCGTTAAGTAATCTACTTCATAATACTCATTACCCTGAGAATCTTTAACTGACATGACTTCTGTAATATTTTTTCTCTTCAGTTCTATATTGCGAAAACGCATGTAATCTCCTATGATGAAGGTATCTCGATATTGTTGTCCCGAGATTACGGTACCATAGGCTTTAATCGCAAAGAATGTAGGGTTTCCTGTAGTGTTGTCCACTTGAGAGACGGTTACTTCATTATTAGGGTTAGTAAAATCCACATCTTCCACTAATGTAAAAGGAGCGTTACTTGTAGACTGAAGCAGTGTTCCNGCTTGAAGGATAGGCATATAAGCTACATCAGGTCCGCGCGTTGCGGTGTTTACAGGAACGGATATATAAAAAGCTACTTGCCCAGTAGAACGAGCAGAGCCGGGCATCTTATACCCCAGCACTCTTGCCATGCGCAACACATTACCATATTGGATAGCACTATCCATATAACTTTCATTTGCTTGGAAATCTGTATAAAAAGAAAGCTGATCACCGACATAAGCCACCAAGTCCAGCATCATTGCACCAAAAGATGCCTCACTGAAATCTTTAAAAGTGGTTGGATAATAACGTTTGGCATAATTGACTAAATCTTCCTTGATGGAATCAAAGTCTCTGCTGGTATAATTGATGGGTCTTTTAGACATATATGATCGCCTCTAAGTTTAAATAGTCACGGCTGAAGTTATTACCAGTTGGTCTGAGCCCACATATGGTGATAGATTATAGTTAATAACTAACTGCACTTCATTATAAGCGAGCACGCTGTTTTCATCACTTGTCACAAATTGAATTTCTTCTATATTAACAGCCGGTAAATAAATTGACTTTTGTTCACGAATTTCTTGAACTAAATTGTCCATCACCGGACCAGTCAACGGTTCAAATAAATATTGTTTAAGACCTACACCAAACATAGGGTCCATGAGACGTTCGCCTGGAGCAGTTAATATAAGAGTCTTGAAATTTTGACGGATAGCTTGTCCAACAGTCTTGTTCAACTCATATGGACCATCGACGGGACTATACCGAAGTGGTACAGATACTGAAATTCCTAACCCTTTATTGCTCATATTCTTCCCCCTATGTAAGTAGCGTCTCTAAAATCAATTTTTCATTCAAAAGGTCAGCCTGAAATCGGCGGGCGTAATTATACTGATATCCTAAAAATCTTAGAAAATCCCGAGGGGCCCCTTCTTGCATGTGATCCCAGAGTTTTTCGCCGGCCCAAGCCTCACGGCTTCCATCGGTCCAATCGTCTGGCCCATGCGGTGAAATAATTAGTTGCCCTTTCATGAAGCCGCTCTCTCCCATGGTGTCAAATACACTCCCAAGCCACTCGTAATAATCCCCCGAACCGTCGGTTATAGAGGGGCCGTCCAGCCCACGGTAACCTTTTGCGACCCAGGCTTTCCACACAGGGATATACCCACCGAGTTCGGTGGCATAATGTTTATATTGCCCGGTGTGGAAATGATTTTTAAACTCCTCTAAACTGTCGGCAAGATCTTGACCATATTCGGCTGTCATAAAACCTGAGTTAAAGCTAGTCCTAAAAAATCTGGCCACCCTCTTGGCGACGCCGTTGAGGTGCTCTTGGGTCTGCTTCCGTTTGGCGAGCTTAAGCTGAATGTCGTCGTCTTCATGCTCAGCACCCAACGATATCGAGTGGACCCATTTACCAGCCTCAAAGTGCATTCCGGGGGATGTAAAAAATCCCGACTCTGAAAAGGCTTGTTTAAATCTGTCTCCCGTCGAGTCATCACCATTGTCATCACTCAACTCCACAAGCTGTGCAGGGGTATACAAGAGTTGACGACTTCGCAATTCTTCTTGGAAACCTTGAAGTTCTTCGTCTAATACTTGTAGGCGCGCCCTTACCTCATCAGCGTGATAATAAGTTGTATTATCACTCTGATCCCACTGCATTACGGCTACCGGGAAACCTCGAAATTTAGCANTAAACCGGTCCACCATCTGACCCGCCAGGGCTGTCAAATACGCATCATCGGCGATGGCAGTTTCAAATAACAGTTTAGCATTAGTCTCACTATACCTTTGGCACGGGCGCACTGAATGATCATAGAAACTTAACGCCTGTCCGACTAATAGGGGTGCGGGAAAATAATATTGGGCAGCCGTAATACCTGTGTCAGTCAGACGAGCGCGGTGCCACTCCTCTTCGGTAGCGTCAGTATTAGGAGGCAGGGGCTCCGGGTCGTCATATTCAATAAGAGACTGTCCAATTTCCGCTGCGCAAGCGCCCGCTTCCCCCTCGGTTAAACCAAAATTTTGATTCCCCTGTCCTAAGTGAATATTGAGGTACCCAAAAAATCTTCCTACCGATTTTCGGTATCGCTCCAAGACGATATTCGTCCGAAGGTGGTCCGCGAAAGCCCAATCCTCATAGATGCCGCGGTGGATGGTCTGATATTCACTAATGCGTCCAATATTTTCCAACATCTTCATTATCATAGATTTAACTGTAGTATGTAATTTCTCTTCTGGAGTGTCGGTGGTATTAAAAACTACCTGAGGGTTATCTTCGGGATAATTTGCATAAACTTTTTCTATTAAATCAAATTTGCTATAAATTTTTCCTAACAGAGATCGGCTGCTCAATTCTTTTACAATTTGCTTGGTCATATAACTGGATATAATTTCCACCGTTCCCAGTGACCCCCACTGCGGATATNNGGNCGCCAAGGGCAATACATTCGTAAAAAATCTCTGTAAGCGTGCTTGAAGGACGGTCACCCATGACGTTGCTATATAAATGTCGTTCGCATTCACGCATTCGTCATCATTAGGTTCAAACGGCATTACATTAGTGGCTTGAAGATATTTGGTCATTCTTCTGCGTGCGCGCGGTGAAGAAAATCCACGGTCTAACGTCTCGTCAATTTTCACCGTATAGTTTCCAAAGGCAGTGCAATCAATGCTACGGCCCGAGCGATCAACCCCCTTGACTCCCGCGGTAGTAAGGTACTCCGGATTATGATCAATTCTCCCCTGTATCCCAAACATAAAGGGGTTAACTAAAGATAGGATACTATCCTCTAACTCTGTTTCTGTAAGAGAGGGGAATTTTACCCCCCTAAAATAATATTCCCCATTCTTCTGGATATATGTTCCCAGCATATTTGGTGTTCCAATNANGTGCGCGTAATTGATAGGCACAGGATACCCTTCAGTTCCCGGCTCGATCGCAGTCTCGACATCCCGCGGAACATAAGAGGCTAAAATAGTAGGGTCCGGATATTCCGGATTATCAAGAGGTACAAAATTGGGAACATAAGTAAATTCATTATGGGGATCATTTGTGAAAGCTGTGGCGAGAGTCACCCCAGGGTTATTCTCTGGTGATACCCGTGCATTGTTCACCCTCATAAAAATACGAGGATAATAACCTCCATACGAAGCCGCGGCGGTGTATTCTTTGGCGTAATATGCGGGATGGATTACTTCGGTACAGAGTTGATTATTATAGTCGGCTTGGCTATTTAAAACCTCTGCGTAAGCGGAATTTCCGGGATGTTTTGTTGGATCTATATATTCTTTGGCTATTTCGTTTTTAATATGTAAAGGGGCCACCCGTTTCCCATAACTCCCCACTCGTTGATTAAGGGTTGCAGGTGATCGGGATCCCTCGGCGTTGACGAGACCAGGCTCTTCAAAAGGAAGAGGTAGATAGTTGGTGAGTCCTGCCACTAAGGTCTCGGTGACCAAATCCCTCACTTGAGAGTTCCCTCCAAGATTTGTGTGAGTTCCGCCATGGCGAGTTGGGAATTGTCGATAAACGTGATTGACTTCTCCGGTCGGTAGTTGACCGGGGCCCAGATTCAAAGGCGATGTAACAAAGGATACGGGGATGCCATTTCGCAGATAATCATAACTTTGAAAAAACATTTCCGAGCCCATCTTAGTGGAATAAAAATTATATACTAATTCAACCAGATGATCGGGGGGCTTGGCGAAATAGGATTCTAATTGTTCCCCAAGATATGCTTGAAAAGCCAAAGAGAGGGCGGCGATCAATTTTAAGAGATCTTCATAAAATTTCATAACAGGCAAAGAATTCAAAAACTGATTCAGGCGAAGTTCTAGAGTTTCCAAAGATTTTAAAAATCCGCAATAAGCATTTATTTTATCAATCTTGTCCGAGACGATCATTTGTTGTTGGGCGGCAAGCTGTTCGACACTGAATTGAAAACCCAGGGAATTGACGTCTGCTTTAAGATCTCGACAATAAGCCGCTAAAGGAGACTCATCACTATCGCCCTCATCTCTCAGGTCCAAAGACTGTCCAATTAAGAAAATGAACTCTCTAAGTTTTTTATCTAAATCTTTTATCTTCCGAAACCCAGGATAAGTCTCCATGGTATAATACCGCAAGATCATGTCGCCCGCTTCGGTTTCTCCATTGTTGTCCCATATTCGCCGCACCGTAGCCATATGGCGTTCTGATTCGGTGGCATACTCCGGAGATACCCATCCGGTAGGCCATTTAATTGAAGGACGTGGGTCGGTTAGAGCGGAACTTATATGGGCATAAAGTGAATTTTCTCCGTCGCCGTATAACAGTTGCTCTTGCTCTTCGGGGGTAGTCATCGCCGAGATATCTTCTAACAGTTGCAACAAGGTCGCTTCAGGCACACGGCTCTCAGTTATCACAACCTCTTCATCAATTGTTTCCTCGGTAGTATGAAAAAGTAGAGACTCTCCCCCTATACCACCAAGATCTAAATTAGCGGCTTCTACCAGACTTCTCAATGAAGAGGCCCCATAATCATGGCGGGGCATCGGCAATCCGGGATTAGGATCGTTAGCGGGACCACACCCCAACATGGCGTTAATTAAATCTTGCGCTATAGAATTAATCATTGCTGTAAGAAATTGACGTACAAGACGATTGATAACTTTTTCCCATATCTCCATCGACGCGCGGCTCTTATTCATTCCTTTAATCTTTTTAAGCTCAATTTTTAAAGGTGCGGGATTCTGTTGTTTAGAGGAGTATTTTCCTGTTTCCGCCCCAAATGCTTCATCGACCATGGGGTCCAAAACAGCATTGGTGAGGGATCCTCCCAGAACATCCAAACCGCAAAAGATTTGATCATTGANTTCCCGTTCCAGNGNCCTTCTTGCTTGGGCTGGATTGGCCTCGGCGTTGATCGCAGCGTCAGCATAAGGCATATATGGGGCGCATTCTCGGCGCAAAGTCTCATTGGCCATGATTTCTGATTTTAAAGCAAATATGATTTGGCGGATTTTGATCCTCATGGCTATTTTACCGTTGAAGACTTCTGAAAGATTGAGCGCATGTTTGGTTATTCGGGCCATGGTCGTAGAACAGTTCGCAGTTTGAAATCCCTTCTTCACATTCAAATATTTGCTGGCGCGAGAATAAGCCTTGGCAGACTCCTCGGGTGTGAATTTACTTTCCTCATCATAAATGGCTGTCGTGGTATCCCACATTTTTTTAGCGAGCCGGAGTTGTTGTGCGGCGGCACGGATACCTGATAAATCAATAGATATAAGAGGATCGTTGCTGGCAGCGTCTTGAGCTTTTGCTATATCTCCCGGCGTCAGGATGAAAGTGGGATAGGTGTATTTTTGGAGAAATTCTAACCAAGGTTCTCTGGTCTCCACATTAGTGGTAAAATAAGCATTTGCTATTTCATCGGAATGATAAACATAAGAAAAGGTAGTAGGGTTTTGGAAAGAAAATGCATTTAAAAGGTATTCTGTATAGTTGGGAGTCTCTGGGGGCGGGTCGAGAGTAGCTAAATAACGATTACCCGTAGCACGGTCGCACAAAACCCCATTGATAGAGAGATAAAGTAAATTATATTCCCTATCTACATAAAATTGTACTTGATCGCTGTCCGCAAGAGTAAGATTGTTATAGTTATAAAAATTGCCCAAAACATCTACTATAGAGCCAATTCTCTGAGCTTCCTCTTCTAAATCCAGACCTTTCAGGGCGGCTGGAGTCAAACCTTCGTCGAGGGTTATATTATAGTACTCCTCCAATAACATGGCGGTAGCAACAGAATTTCTAAGGAGACGAGTGGGGGTAAAAATTACAGGCTCGTGAGAGAGGACTGGCGTTTTGTGGGGATCTATTATAACCTTTGCTTTTTGTAAAGGGGTTAACTCATATTCTTGATATCCTATGGTGGTTTCCGATGGCTGGTGTTCCATAATCCTTTGGGAGATAGTTACAGCACACACCCAATGAGAAGCAGGACGGGGATCTTTGAAGGCTATAATATCCCACGCGCGATTCTCAGGATCTTCTTCTGGATCAGTAGGCTGTAAAAAAAGAGGGGATGCACCTCCTGCTTCAGCGGTCGCCAGGGGTCGTCCCGACTGAATATTAGCTCTATTACTAGGAGAATCTTTTCCCGCGAATTTCAGAATTTCTCGAATTCCTATATCGGCTATACGCTGGTATCTCTCTCTGATGCTTTGAGAAGCTGATTCATCATAGAGTCCAAATTCCCGTCTTTGAGGCTCGTCATCGGATATAAGTCCTATGTCCAAGGCATCATTAGAGGTATATGAGGTTCTAAGCGTATAGTAATATTTATCATCCGCAGGATTAAAATAGACGCGTTCTTTTTTCTTTCCGGCTTGACAATTATTAGTCCACTCAAAAACATCAACTGTAGGATCCGTGCTATAAAAAACACTATTAGTGGGAGAAAGTCCAGCTAATTCCATTTGAGCGTCTATGTTATCTTCTAAAGTTATCATTATGCCAGGATCAAGCTCGAACGCTGTGTAAAGCCTGTTTCGATATTCAGGAGAGTGGCTCGTGGGAATAGCGATGAGATTAGAGATTTTTTTGTCGAGTCCGGACTGGTTGTCGAGAAGAGCAGCGTCTCGGCTCGTTAACGTGCTATAGGCGTATAGAGCCACACTGGAAGCGTCCTCAAGTCGTCCTACCAGGCGGCCCAACTTCTCTTTTATTTCGTCATCGCTAAGATATACCAATTTCCCATCAACGACTTTACCATTCTGAGGGTAAAGGGAAGAATATGCCACCAGATCCGACACCGTTATTTTTCTACCTTCTTCTGTAAAAGTGTCCGGAATTGTTTCGGCGTTCAAAAGAAAGCCTGCATTGGGGAATTCTGCAAAATATAAAAAACTCTCGTGGATACCATCTAAGACAAATCGATTTCTTAAATTATTGTAGTCATAAGAGGGGACATCACCGTCTCCATTAACGGGATTTAGTTCGCCATATGTTTGTTCCGCGAACGGGTTAACAATATTTTTCTGTTGCTCAGATAACGGCATCCTTTATGTCCTAATTTACATGGTTATATTTACTGCGGAAATTCCAGGGCGGAAAAGGGTTTTTAATACCCTCTTCTCCACCACCGCCGTAGTTAGCTTTATGAAATACATAGTTTAGATTATTAGTATATAAATCTAACGCTGCCATAGGCAGACGTGATATTAATTGATTGAGTTTTCGTGCCGCCACACCGGTGGGGTCTACGAAAGACAACGCCAACATAATTACTAACTCAAAATTATAAGTGACAGAAGCATTTAAATCAGCAATGAGATCGGTTATTTCATCGAGGACTTTCACTAAGTCATCGCCCTTCACCATAGGTTGAAGGTCGCTGTCGTCATTGCCCGCTATGAGATCTATTCCCTGTATTACTCCATCAACATTCATCCCTACTGATCCCTGATAAACATCTGTGGACGTAACAAGTTTAATTCCCTGTCTACCAATAATTCTCACTGAATCGGATTTTATAGCGATAGCTGAGGTGAAGGTTGGAGAACCCACACTTCCTTTTGCTAAATTGAAATATTCTGGACTGTCAATGTCTTTAGCTTTTTGAGTGATGTAGATACGTGAAGAATCCAGTTCGGTACTCTTGTTGGTAGCAACATCTTCCCCTTTAGAATTAGCTTCACGGGCTTGGACACCAGATAAGCCGGCAATAATATCTATACACCCACGATGACTGCACACCATCGCGCCCGTTCCGGAGTCCAGGCTCCCCGGTCGGTCATAACCCTGCACTATAATGGTGTTAGCCTTCCCTCGTATTACCGTTTCATTTGGACCTATGTTGTAGTTCACATGGGGTTCAAAAATTGGGTTTTGCCTAATCCCCGATGCGTAACGTCCTATACTCCCAGGAGAACTTTCGCGCATTTCTTGGGTTGCTAAGCTTAGGATCCCATCTATTACTGCTTTTACGTTCATGCCAGCCATTTATTTTCTCACGATTTCACAAAGCCGCTGTTTATGAAGAAAGCTTCGGGGTCTAGGGCTTCTGTGGTAGGTTGAAATTGTGTATCATACACCACTTCAAAATGTAAATGCGCGCCAGTTCTGTTAGGCGGCTTTGTCTTTCCTGTGGCACCGCTTGTGCCTATTTGTTTACCTTGCGCAACCTTCTTTCCAGCCTTCCATATATTTGCGTCTGGTTCTTTAAGGTGTGCATAGAGCGTATAAAAATCTGGTCCGTCAAATTGGTCGTGTTTAATCATGATATACCACCCAAAGCCTTCTCTGTTGAACCTGACGCGTTCGACGGTTCCGTCAAAAACTGCATAGATAGGGGCGTCCATTGGGGCTCTGAAATCTACTCCCTTGTGAGGTCCTCCAGAGCGCATCCCTACAGGGGAAGTCACGTACATATTATACNTTTTCAGTGCAGCTACTATTTGGTTGGGATCCAACATTCCCGTTGTTCTATCCATAAAAGACTTAAGAAATTGTCCACCAGGCTCCACAGGGAGAGACGGGTGTTTAATTTTGTTTTTATCAGTGCCCGATGGGGGTATGGGCGGATTTTTCCAGATCCGTCCGGGGGCGAATGCCACCCCCTGGCAAACCTTGCCGACTGTTGTTTTTTGTTTCCCTCCTTTGGTGGGTCGGGGAGCAATACAGTTACTAAAAAGTTCGTCGAGAGGGCGGTCGTGTNTCGCGCTATCGATAACACCAGTAATTACTCCAGTAGAGAGATTTGATATGAACCCCCATTGAGCGGCCANATCTATAAACTGAACCTCAACAATTGATCCTATTTTCAATTTCTCCTCACCTCCNGCTNTGCGAAAATCCGCAAACCAAGGATAAAACTCATTTTCTATAGACTTGCTCTTTGATGGCACGGGAAGGAAAAAATGCCGAGGGTCGTCGATTACTCTAACTTTATATCTATGGAATGACTCGTTTTCTTTCGGGTTCAACCACGACCAGAAACTATCCCAATAACCCTGGTCATCTTGTTTAGTATATTTGTTTTTAGTGACAACACCTCGGCAAATAGTTTTATCATCATAGGGACGATTACTATAAAAGTTGCGTATGATAGTGCGTAACGCATGAGAAGCAGAGTTCTTTCCCTCTATATAAGCACGGTCTTTAATAGACGACTTCCCAGAAGGGGTACCATGATTTTGGTTAGTTAAACTGGGGAGTCCTTTTTTGTTTTTATTAGACACATCAGTTGTCCTTTATAATGTCAAAAAGCTGCTTTTTGTCATCTTCGGATAAACCCGCCTGAGAATGGGCACTTTCTTTTTTATATACCAAGGTCGCCAACTTAACCAGTTGTTCATTACTCCTCTGGAGAGTTTCGACAAACTTCGCAGCAGTAGACCCTGCATCTGAATATCGTTCTGAAGAAACCGCCATATACTCTTTCAAGTTGGATAAAAGAGTTTCTGTCTCCTGGCGGTCATTATTAATATTCTCCAGAGCTTGTTCTATAAGGGATTCGAGATTCTTTTTCATATTGTAAATAGTAACCTATTTAATTTCTCCCTCGTCCCACTTCTTCTTAAAAAGGCGGTATCTTTCCCTCATTTTATTTAAACAGCTTACAATTTGTTTGGTGTTTAATCCTGTAATTTCCCGCATGTAGAGGTAGATAGCTTTTTTATTAAAAATCTCAATCTGTTCTATATTCTCCATTAATGTTTGGATAGCGTTCAATACCTTCTCTTCATTTGGCTTAAGACGTAATTTTTTCCAGGAGTCTATTTCTTGAAGTAAGTGGATCCAATACTGATGTTCTTCCGCTTTATCATAAAATGTATGAAGACCGTCGCCTGAGATGGCTTCTACCTCACGAATCATTGCATCGTAATTAACTTCGCGTCGGTTTTTCTTGGTTTGTTTTTTGGCTTTATGAGTGAACCAATTCTTAGTCACTACCGAAAAATAGGAAAATGCCTTAGTTCCTTGATCGGGATTAAACTTCCCCAAGATAGTAGTGAGCCATATTTTACAATCATCCTTTAGATAATCAATGTTTTCCAGCGATGTAAATTTATAGGTGTAAACGATTTTATCTACTAATTCATTAAACGCCGGCTGGATTTCGGATACATAAAGACGAGATCTTTCAGCGGTGTCAGAAGTAGCACAATAATCGATAATGGCTTGTTCTGTTTGCTTCGTAAAATAATGGTTTTTATTGCGTTTCTTCTTTTTCATGTTCCTCATCTTCAAATAAATCATTTTTTTGGGAGATAAAATCCCCCAATTCTGTGTTTATCTCTTTGGCATGTTCAAGTAAACTTTCCAAGGTCCCGTCGCCATAAAATCGGTCCATAGAATAAACCTTTTCGACGTGCTCTGTAAAAGACTTCAAATTTTTATTGATTTCAATGAAATCCACAATTAAAGATCTTGAATAGCCCAAAAGATTGCGGATATACCATACGCTCACCCCTAAGAGGCAAAAGCTTAGCACGCTTGCTGCGGATAGAATATAAATCATTTCTTATAAACCCGTTTAGAGATCTTTTTCCTCGTTTTTTTAAGCTCTACTTGGTTATCATGGATTGCCTGCTTTACTTGCGTTCCTGCTTTGTTATCCACGGTTGTAAATGGTTTCACATTATGTGTTATGGGTTTAGATAAATCTTTTTTTATCTCGGAGGAGCCACATTTCAAACAAACAACACCCTTACATTTATAGGAGTGTCTCAGAGTAAAAGTGTGAGTGCACTCAATGCAGATATAATCATAGATTGGCAAAATAAACTTTTCTTCTCTATGGTATCAAAATTTCAGATTTCGAAGCATTGAGAGAATCGTCGAGATTATTCTTGACAAAGGGAGGGTTTAGTACAAATATCTCTCCATCTCGTTCTTCAAGAATCCAATCATTTAGGAGTTCGGTAATATCCACTTGTTCTGATAGACACTTCTGCAAAGTCATTAAAAGCGCACCTGTTGCTTGTTTAGATAGTTTCATCCTTTTATCTCCTCGGGCACTTCACAGACGGGAGGTACCTCTAATTTGTGTTTATTGCCAAAATGGCGATCTAAATAAATTTTCATCACTTCTCTTTCACGATCGGATAATTCCGCAGATGCCCAATTATCTCCATGGGTATCGTAATATTCCAGTGCCCACTCCAACTCGTTGTAAGTAGCACCGATCTGATCCTCGTCAGACCTACCATCATCCCACAGTCCGTCATTAGGAACCGCAGTCTGAACAGACTGAACCGTTTCTAAATAAGACGCCAGTTCATAAACTTCCGATTTAAGGAGATCGGCGATTGGAGATAAATCCACCCCTCCATCGCCATATTTTGTAAAGAATCCAACGCCATAATCTTCCACTTTGTTCCCTGTGCCACCAACTAAGAAGTTGTTAGAGTTGGCAAAAGCATACAGCGTCACCATCCGTAGTCGAGAGCGAGTATTCGCCAGGGAAAAACCACCTAGGGCAGCGTTTGGGAGTTGATCACAAAAAACCTCGAATGTGTCGGTTAGGTCCACAGTATGGGATGTAACATTACTATATTTGCTCTTTAGCCACGCGATGTGTTCATCTGATCTTGTGGTGTGGTTCGGATTTTGATGGATGGGCATATTCAGTACGATTACTGGCGCGCCGGTCTCGGCGCAGAGAGTAGATGTTACTGCTGAATCGATTCCTCCTGATACTCCTACCACAAACCCTTTGAGTCCTGATTGTTTCAACCGGGTCGAGAGCCACTTCACTAAGTGATCCTTGACCTTGGAGCTATTCATTGTTGTTTTCCTTTTCTATTTGCGTGCAAATCCATTCATAAGTTTTTTCCATGCCAATTCTAAGTGGTTGGTTATAATCCCAGTCTAACTTTTGGCGGATCAACTCATTGTCGGAGTTTCTGCCGCGTACGCCGACGGGACACGGAAATCCATACTTATCTTGGAATTCTTGTCCATCAATATTTTTAATGGTCGTATTTTTTCCGGAGATATCAATAGCCATTTGGGCAAAGTCGTTAATAGCGATCATCTCTTCCGAGCCGATATTTACAGGTCCAATAAAGTCGGAGTCCATCAAGCGTCGAGTGGCTTCAATACATTCATCAATATATAGGAATGATCTGGTCTGTTTTCCGTCGCCCCAGACCTCGATGGTTTCACCTTCAAGAGCCAAAGCTGCCTTTCGGCACATGGCAGCCGGTGCCTTCTCGCGGCCGCCATCCCAGGTCCCATGAGGTCCAAAAATATTATGATATCGTGCGACCCTAACATCTACCCCATAATTGCGATGAAAGGCAAAAAATAGGCGCTCGCTAAAGAGCTTCTCCCAGCCATATTCACTGTCGGGAGCAGCAGGGTAAGCGGTGTCTTCCGCACACTTTGGATTGTCAGGGTCGGTTTGATTGTATTCGGGATACATGCAGGCTGAAGACGAGTAGAAGACTTTCTTAATCTTCTTCTTCACACACTGTTCGGCAATGTTAAGATTGATCATTGCAGAGTTGTGCATAATATCTGCATCGTTCTCTCCCGTAAAAACAAAACCTGCGCCGCCCATGTCGGCTGCGAACTGGTATATCTCATCAATATCTTCGGTGACTACCGAATCGCATAACCGGGGGTCGCGAAGATCCCCTTTAATGAATTCATCGGCTACCTGGGTGATATCAAAGAATTCATGAAACTTTAAATCTACCCCCCTGACCCAGTGTCCTTCGTCCTTGAGGCGTTTGCACATTGCTCCGCCGATGAAACCTCCGGCTCCCAATACTAAGATTCTTTTCATTTGCTCTCCTTATTTCTTTTAATAATTAAATTTTCTTCCATCTGTTCTGGAAGCTCAAAATTTCCTCTGGACGATAAAAATGCTTAACATATTTTGAATCATATACTGCGTCTAAAATTTCCGAAGAAACATTTACCGTGTTAATAAATTTCTCATAATACGAAGAATATGGTTTAGCTGCACCAACATTAGTTTTAGACAATTGCAGATCAGGTATATTAAAAAATTCAGAAAGACCTTGCTCAATCGATTGTGGTCCGTTTTCTAATTTGTATATTAGTAAATCCGTGCGCTCCAGGCGAAGAATCGAATATCCTTTATTATGATCAAAGGGGTGCTCATACACATCAATTTCTGTAACTTGTTTAAACTCCTTGTCAAAGAAAGAAGCTGGCTGATTCATAAAGCCTCTTCGAAGGCCAACTTGAGATTCTGGTTTCCAGTTATTTACTTTTTCCTCCCACCAGTCATATATCGCTTCCATTACATCGTCTTGGATTTTTTCTCCCGGTTCCATAGGTCGCCAGCGTTCACCCAACTGTGAGCGCAGGTTTTGAAAAAATCCCGCTATTTGATGTGAACACGGTTCTCTTACTCCTGTTATAATTTTAGTGCGTTCGGGATTGGCTAAAATCTTTTGCGCGCGGCGCGCTACAAGTACTTGTTCTTGTATTGATTTTTGTTGATGATGGGGGTGGTTCGGATTATTTTTCACCGCTTCTTGGTAAAACTTAATCCCCTCATCTGATATAAAATGAGGGCGGAGGAATGTATGCCCCCTCAGATCACTCCTCCTTCTTAAAGAATATTCAATTGATTGTGAAGCAACTTTACCCATCTGGTATATCAGTGTTGTCATTTGTTCTCCTACAATAATATATCACAGGTTAAAGAAAGTTTAAGTCTTTACTTTATGAAAAGGGGGTCAAAAAAAGTATTTAAATAAAGAGAGCATCTTTCTTGGATTATAACAAGTTGTTTTTCAGAATAAAGTTGTTTTTTAGAAAACATAGGAGAGCAAGTCCCAATATGGTTTTGTGCTTGATCTGGGTGGGATGCAATCTTATTAGTTCTCTCCAAGCTCATGTCACGAGTTACATCTTGAAATTCACCTAATTCCCAACTAACGGAATATTTTAAAAACTCAACTATCTTATGACACGCCAAAGAAGGATTTGTAGTCATTTCTTCGTATGTTACAAACAGAACTTCATTATCTTTATTCTCTTTATAGAACTTTATAAATTTAACCCAATCATCACAAAACTTCTTCACTTCATCGTCAGTGGCAGATTGTTCTCCTTTTAATCCTTTAAAACTCATTAGTGTGTCATACGGGTTACGGACCAGAACTACAATTTTAGATTCGTTGTTATTCGTTGGATTTAATCCATAAATTCCTGATTTTTTAAAGGAAGATGGATAATGAGTTTTTAGGCAGATAATTGTAGTTTGTGGTTTATTTTTAAAGGTAGTTAAAGCTTTATCAAATCCGTTATTATGGGTTGTGCCAATAGAATATGGAGTGTTGATATCTAATAAAAAACGTAAATAAGTTGATCCAGACCGTGGATAGCAGGCTAAATAATCATTCATTTTTTTCACATATTATAAAATAAGATATTATACCATAGCAGCCTGAGGATTCCATTATTATTTCTTTCTAAGGTCAAACCAGTTAAACTCGTTACCATGATGAGAAATTCCAAAATGACGAGTATCTACGACCTCAAAATGTGCAGCGTTCAACCTGTTTAAGATTTTATCCAAGTCGTACCACTCCATCCATGGAGCGCCATGGTCAGTCACATCACCCCATCTTTCGAAAGACATTTTACCGTCATTTTCCCATCGTTCTTTGGGGTATGCCAACTCTATCCAACGTCCACCAACTTTAAGATGCTCTAAGACCACGCTACACTCCTGTCTCATAATCTCGAATGGAGCATTTATCATTGATCCTTGAGCATAAATAAAATCAAAATCTTTATCAAGTTTTTCAAAAGACTTCAAATTTTCCAAATACATAAAACTTACATTACTTATATTAAAATGGTCGCACAGTTTTTTAATCCGGATTAAATTGCTTTCAACAATATCAACAAATGTAACGTTTGCTCCATTCTGGGCAAATGTAATACCATCCATTCCAAGTCCACACCCAAGGTCCATTACTTTACGTCCTTGGAAAATAGGTTTGTATTTTTCGTGGTACCAGCCGCGGACATTATAATATTCACCTTCGACCGAGCTATTTCTACGAGAAATCCAGTCTTGGGCAATTTTTTCCATTTCTTCGGGGGCAGGATTAAAGTTAGAAGTAGATATTATATCGACGGTTCCGCCAGGAACATTATGCCACTTATTTCTCAGAGCTATGATCCATTCATCCCATGTCTTGTCCGACATATTATTCTCCTTCTGAAGATATTATTTATTGTTTTGGCTCAACGTATAAAACGCCGCTATTTATTTCAACTTTGTCGCTATAAAAATATGTATACCCATCTTCGCCATAAATTAAATCGAGTTTCGATTTTACAAAATTAAAGTCTAATGGCTGGGCTTTATAGGAATCAAACCCAAACTTAGCATTCCCTTGATCATCGGGAACAAGAAAATCATGGATTAGAATAACTGGCTTGATATTTTTTTCAGCCATTACTCTGAGTTCTTCCAATAGTGGCCAATCATCCTCCCAGTGGGCATCGAGAAAAAACACCAGACCTAGTTGATTTTGAGAAAGAACTTCGCGCATCACATCCGGGCTACTACCCTTGTATATTTTTACGTTCGTTATATCTGCTAAATTAGTTACTGCAATATCATAGAAGTTTTTATTACTCTCCACAGTTTCTACGGCAGTAAAATAATGGGCTGCTTTTCTGGTGGTAAGCCCATGGTATGTACCTGTTTCAAAAAATGTAGTTAGATTATGTCTTTTTTTTAGAAGAAGGAGATTTTCTAACAAATAAATATCGTCTAAAGCTGGTCTCATTTATGTTGTCCTATCATGTTTAAGATATAATAACTCATTCTCTTCTTTCTCTTCTTAATATTTAGGGTTTTATTTTTTCCATATTGTTTATTGAGCTTTATCATTTTTTTATTCCTTCGTTAACTCAAAGTTGACAAACTCAGTATTCTCGTGTCCCCAATAAATTGTTTTATCTAACACAAAATCTTCACCCACAAGCTTCATAATTTTTTCCTCATCATACCAGTCAGACCACGGACATCCTGGATCTGTGTGGCGTCCAAAAAGAGTTGGATCGGGCTTTCCGGCTTTTTCCCACCGCTGACGAGGATACATCAACAATACAACCTTAGATCCGGGCAATAAAAATTTGTTTACATGAGCAAATTCTCGCTGTGCTGTTTCAAATGGAACATGATGAAGAACCCCGTGAGAATAAAGTGCGTTAAAGTTTCTCTTATAATCATGCGTAAAAGGGTCCTCAATCAGTTGATAATCGTGGTTACTATTAGTGAATCGATCCATTAGACGACCTTCATTAAAAAGTCCTGCTATACGCTGTACTGTTTGGAGTTGATCCGGATTAATATCACAAAAAGTATAAGTTTTTGAATGTTGAGAATAGTTGATACCATCATATCCTAAACCACTTCCAATCTCAACTACATCAAGTCCCTGAAACATAGGGATATATCTCTCATATTCCCAACCCCTCTCCATTTTCCAAAACTGTGTAAAATATTCATACATCTCAATAAAATCTTCATCATCTATTCCCCGAAGAGTATCTAAATGCTGAGTAGATCCTCCTGCTGGGAGTTTTTTCCAGAATGTGACATTTTTATCAAATATTGGAGAGGGCATTGGTTTCTCTATTCTTTTCTAAATTACAGTTTGAATAATATTGTTATGGGGTTCTAATCTCTCTAAGACTTCTCGCGTATCAATAATTTTAACTTTGAAGCCTTGATCAGCAATTCCGTAAGCAAACGCCATTTGCTGAGATTCTTCTAAAATATTGGTGGCCGCCTTATAAGTAATTGGGGCAACTTTCACCTCACCATCTTGACAAACATACCCTGGATCATTGGAGAAAATATAAGTCTTGTCCTGGGGCTCTTGTTTGCAAAACTCGTTTATTTGAAATACAGAGTGAGCGGCATTCATTTGATCAGTTGCGTGGCTTATGAGGGCCGGCATTTCAATATCACTTGCAAAGATGCCGAGGGCGCGGTTATCTCTAGGGAAACACGGTCCACCATATCCAAATCCATATCTCAGGTTTTTATGACCAATCCGAGAATCGGACCCAATAGCATCCAGAATAGCATTAGGATCACCGCCCGACTGAATAGCTAAATCTCCTATCATATTCGCAAATGCAATTTTTGTCGTACAAAAACAATTAAGTGATAGTTTGGCTATTTCCGCACTTAAAGGTGACATACGGGCAATCCGTGGGCTATTCTCCGTCATTCTGTGGTAATGCTCTACTAATTCATTTCCACAGGTTTCGTTGCCCTCTCCAATTAATACCATATCAGGGTTTGCTTGGTCCCGAATAATGGTTCCCTGTGCTATAAACTCTGGATTATAGCTAACAACATAATTATATTCTCTTAGGCGGTCAGCTACCGTGTCAGTATATCCAGGCATTGTTGTACAGCACACTACTAAATGTTTTTCTTCTTTCTGAGCGCCCAAAGCTATCAAGGATTCGACAAGAGAATCCATTTGACTGTGATCGTAGCGACCATTCGGTAAAGAAGGGGTGGCGACCACTGTATATAAGGTACGTGCATGAGAAATGGTGTCACTGAGTGATGTGGTTGCGCCAAATTTAGAACACCTTGTGAGATATTCATTCACATGTGGTTCAGGAGACTGGAATGTTTTATCATTCAATGTTTGAACATAACCTTCTCGAAGATCGAGTCCAACCACGGTATATCCGGCTTTTTCTAAAGTAAGGGCAAAACATAATCCAAGTCGCCCTACTCCTATAACAGAAACATTATTATTATTCATTTTTTCTTCTTTCAAATCAGATCTACCACTGATATCTATCAGACATCGGTGCGGTAGGTATAAAATATTCTTTATCGTCTGGGTAAGTCAGATCCTTCAAATTTTTTACTTTTACTCGGAAGACCCTATCCTTTAGTTTCTCATCCTCAATATTGCTCCCTGTGAGTCCCCAAGTGTCAACGTTAGTATATGGAAGATTATGCATATATTTCCAATGATAGGGTCCATTGGCGCGCCGGTATCGCTGCGCTGATAAACCAGTCATAGGAACAGAAGTCCCATGATCAATGTGATAAATGGTCCCAAGATTTTTAAATTTTGCACCGTGTTCGAAGGCAGAGAATAGGAATCTACTATCTTTGTGAATTTTGACAAACCGTTGGTTTTCGTCGTGTCCACCAGTCTTGAACCACAATTTCCGATGAGCGGCGGTGAAATCCCCAGACCCATCCACAAAAACCTTATCATAAGGTGGGAAGACATGTCTTTTAATAGTGGCTAAACTGAATTGTTCATCATTGAGGGCTTTGAGTTGGGTCATCTCGATATCATGTCTTTCTGCCCGATATACAGTATTAGTGTCTAAATTCTCTAATAGTGTAGAAAGAACGCCCTTTCCTAAAAAGATATCGGCGTTTGAACACAATATATAGTCATTTTTAGCTCTGCGTATGCCCACATTTTTCGCAAAAAACTCTAAAAATGTCATCCACTCCCTAGTTCCGACGATCTGATCATGTGTATCTTGATCGACCACATATCCTTTGAAATCGACGTCGGCAAACGTTTTATTTAATTTTTCACACAATAGCGGGCGGTTCGGATCAGAGGCCCATTCCACAAATATAAATTCGCAATCAATCCCGGCGCGCTTATATAAGTGAAAATTATACTTCATCGTCAAAATTAACCTATCGTCAAAGAAGCCTGCATAATTATCATTTCGCCCTGTAATAATGTGTGTTAACTTCATAAGTTTTCCAGCCCTTCTAAGAGGGATGTAGAGAGGCGCGCCGAATATGATTCTGTCATATCTCCACAAACGCTATCGATGGATTTGAGAATGCGCCGTTCAATATCCCCACTATCAAAAGAGGGGTGTTTCATAATAAGGGTTTTAAGTTTTTGTGCTTGTCTCTGTTTTATCCTAAACGTTGTGAAAACCTTTTTCATAGCCTTGCCAGTAGCGCCCGGTGCAGGGTGAGCCCATTTATAGTTAGGAGAAATATAGGTGTTGTCGGCGGCGCTACCGACCGGATCTAAACTATAACGTATTCTCTCAAACAGATACCCTTTACTATCGTTTAGTCCCAGAAAATCCATCTGACCGCTCCAGGGCACCGTCACAATAGGCATTCCGGCACATGCCGCCTCGAATAAAGGAAGCCCAAACCCTTCTCCGTGGGTAGGACTAACATAACAGTGAATATTGTCATTAACGTAAAGACTTCGTAGTTCGGATTCATTTAGATTTCCGTGTAATAGATATACGGAACACTTGTATTCAGATTCGTTACCGCCGGTAATACCACTAATCCATTCTTTTAATACCTTTTCACAAAGATATTTATCAGGATTTGAATGATTTTGGGCGTGTGACTTCAAAACCAACCCGACCTCTTCATTATCTTTAAATGTTTCTAAAAACTCTTTCAATAGGGTTCCTACATTTTTGCGGGGACCAAGCTGATTGATACTGAGAAAGTTGAAGGTTGTTGGGAGTTCTACCTTTAGGGGTTTGGAGTTAGGCAATTGCTCGCGAACTGGAAACCCAATTACTTTGACATCAGATACTATCTTGTTAACGTTACGCTGATGACCTGATGCTTCTTCTGGCATCTCACCGGCGGACCCCCAAGCATTTGTTTGAATATTTTGATAGGAATCCAATGCAGTCTTAAACGCAAATTTTGAATGTTTGGAAACTACCCAGGTTTGATCTGCCTTCAAGACTGCGGCGACCCAATCCTGCCGACAAATATTTGTTTCTATTCCCGCTGTAACTCCGATAAATTTATGTGCAGTAGTAAAATCCCACTCATTAGGGACAGAAACATAAATAGCTAAATCAAATTGGCGAGTTGCGTCTGTTTTTGCCGAGTTTACCACTTCCGTAGTTTTAACAGTAAGACGTTCTATTTCTTTTAGTTGCTCCGGACCAAACAGGCTACGGGCGTTAAAGGTAGCGTTGGCCCAAGATGTAGGAGCAAGGTGAAGATCATATTTATCTTGGTGTTTTAGTAGGATTTTGAGGATATAGCGTGCATGTTCGCCATATCCCGACATGAAGCTTATGGGGCCGGCCAATAAAATCTTTGGCTTATATTGATCTTGGTTCATAACTTCTTCATTTCCCATCTGTTATTGTAATTTTTACGTGTTTCGTGAGATCCGAAAGTTTCGTGAACTTCCAGCATCGTATTTACCCAATTGGCGGAAAAGTCGTCGAAATTATAATTCTTCAGAACATGTTTTCTGCCGTCAGTACCAAGCTGCTCTCTTTCTGCGGGAGTCATATGATATATTTTTGTCATAGCAGCCTTAACATCCTCCCCACTCACCCTATCTTCATATATATAAGGCACTTGTTGAGAGCCGATAACTGCTCTTGACGCTGGCTTTATGCCAACTCCAAAAAAGTTCTCCCCATCTGTAATTTGTTCTTGAAGTCCGCCGGTAAGTGTAGAAATTACTGGAGTACCGCATGAAAGCGATTCAAGAGAAGAGAGTCCAAAACCTTCGGCGTCTGCAATATTAATAGTACAATCGGCAATATTGTACAAAAGAGCCATCTGTGGGGTTTCTAACTTATTCGGAGAAATGACAAACTCTCCATTCCTTAATCCAAATTCTTCCGCCAAAAAAGCTAACGGTTGCCCATGTTGGTCATCTGGGTCCGTATGCATCAACAGAGTCACNTCTGATCGATCGACATCATCTTGCTCTAAGAATTCAGCATACCATTTTATTAAGGAACCCGATTGTTTTCTTCTGGCATTTCTGTTGTTCCAAAAGAATAAGGTAGTAGGAATTTTTTCCAACCCCATACCAGTAAATATCTGTTTTTTCATTTCTTCAAGATTGACCGCCTCGTCCGTTATTTTATGAAATAAATTCGGCGGCAAAGAATGAGGTATGTATCTCTCTTTGACGTCGGGCGCGACAGTCTGTACAATATCACTTGTCACTTTTGAAATTGTGACGACCATATCGTTACTCTCGTAAAACCGTTTGTTGTACTTAGGATAAGGATAATTATCCCACACGTGATAATACACCAAAGGAGCCATGTTCCGGATATCACTTTCCATATCCCACAGCCACTCATAAAAACGAGGGTCTGTCATAAACCACACAATATCAGGCTTCCACTCAGACATCATCTGACGAACCATCAAGGGATTACCATAGCCGTCCACTGGTTGTAAAATCCAGTTTTGTTGCCATTCTACAGTAGTAAAAGGGTCGTGATTCGGGTGTTTCATAGCCCCGGCAAAGGAGTATATTTGAAATTTTCCACTCCTGAGCAAGGACTCAATCATGTACCGACTTTGTGTCCCTACGCCCGAAGGAAGCAAAGGATGATCACCTATGGTGAGTACTTTAATCTTTTTCTGATGCGGTGCAGCTATAAGCGGACTTAACTGTTTATTGGGTTTCAAAGAAATACCTCCTATGGACAATGTTCCGTCTGGTAAAATTCACAAGTTCCGAATCGGTCTTTGCAACTGGTACAAGCAGTACGGTTTTTGATATAGTTTTCTTTCGTAATATTATGCAATGCTTTTGTCAAAGTGTTAAGGGCATCTGTAGTTCTTTTTTTAGCTGCCGTCACTCTGACGAATTCTGCCTTCTTTCCAGGCTTGGCTGTGCGCTTCAATAAAACGAAGTGACAATCCACATCTTTGGGGTCTACTTCGTACTTGCGAGCGTAAAAATGTTTATAAAATACAAGTTGATATGCGAGGATTGTATCGCTCTTCTTTTCACGTCGCCAGCCCCACGTGCATGTCTTCCAATCAATCAGNTGAATCTTCTTATCCTTTTTGGANTAGACTACNAGATCGATAAAACCTTTGAAGTTTTTTTCTGCTTCCGTGAATTCTGTGATGGGTACATAGAGTTGCTCCTCTGCTGCCAACACTTCCCAATCCTCACCCAGCTTGCCGAACTTCTCGGACAGGCAGCGGTAAAGGTCGGGAACGATTTCCAGTCCATTTACAAGCCACTCTTTGAGTTTGAACTTGGTTTTAGCTTCGTCTTGTGCATCTTGGGGCAATGACTTGAGTTCTTTCAAGAACTGCTCTTTAACCAGTGCTTCAATCGACCCGGCTGCCCGATACTTTTCGGGGGAAGTCAAAGTAAACTCACAAACAGTGTGAATCGCTTTCCCGAAAGCAGTATAAATATTACCTTCAAATTGAGCCACTTTATCAATATAAGTGAGTTTGTGATATTGGGGGCAGATGTGCCAATTCCGCCATTCCGAATAGGAGATATGTTTACCAGCCAATGTAACCTGCTTTCTAAGTTAAGTTTTCCTGGTGATGCATTTCGTATATCTTATCATATAACATGGGGCTTATTTTGTCAAGTTTTTCTTTTTGCCCTAAATAATAGGCTTCGAAGCCCGTAGCAAAATATTCTCTCACTGATACAGCAGCGTAAGGGCGGATGAAAGAGCCGGTGGTCACCAATCTTAGCATGTTAGGACCTACTTTTTTGTATAGGAAGTGGTCCAGTTGTTCATTGTAATTGATATCTTCAAAATCATATCCCTCGGTCCAATATCCCTCGGTTTTTAATTCGAATTCGACTTCGTGACGTTTCTTAAGGAATTCGTGCACAATCTTCCCATCATCATAGATAAAGCCAGGATACAAAGTCTCGATGTGGTGGGCAATTTCGTGGATAATATCGTTGAATACAGACCCATCATCACTAAAATTAGGAGAAATATACAAAACATCATCGTCATAGAGCGCCGAAAGATTTCTTTTCTTAAAATCTTCACGGTCTTCGATACGTACTTTCTTTAACCCTTGAAGAAATTTGGCTGGGAGAGCATCTTCGACTTTCTTAAAGATTGATTGACAATCTAAGCCAGGAGGGAGTTCGTCCACTTGTTCTACGCGAGCCCCTGCAAAAGAAAAGATCTTCGGTGTGGTTTCCATTTTTTCGACGATGTATTCTCTAAGACTCATAATATTTCGGCTGCCAAGGTTGCCAACTTGGACCTTTCTCCCTTATAAAGAGTAACATGTCCAGAAATTTCATATTCTTTAAACTTTTCAACAGCATGAGTAAGTCCATTCGAAACGGCATCCACATAAGAATTGTCAATTTGTTGAATATCGCCGGTTAACACTAATTTAGTTCCATGTCCAACTCGGGTGATTATAGTCTTTAATTCATGAGTTGTTAAGTTTTGAGCTTCATCAACAATCATAAAAGCATTAGAGATAGAGCGACCACGAATATAGGTCATAGCTTCAATTTCTACAACACCTTGTTCGATGTGCATCTCTAACGCAGTTTTATCACCAAAGAGATACTCTAAGTTATCCCGCAGGGGAGCTATCCATGGCATCATCTTTTCTTCCAAGGTGCCTGGTAAAAACCCAATATCTCTACCCATGGGTTGTACAGGTCGCGTAATTATAAGTTTATCATAACCACCCTGAGATTTTGTATTATGCAAGACCTGTTCTAATCCACAGGCCGCGGCTATAAGAGTTTTTCCTGTTCCGGCTTGTCCGGTAAGCGAAACAATTTGTATAGAAGGGTCAAATAAGAGATCCATCGCATACTTCTGCTCTTTGTTGTTAGCCGAAAGTCCCCAGATATCCTTATAAGAAAAAACTTTTCTCAAAGGCATGTTATAGCCTTTAAATCTACAGAGGGCTGTCTTCTTCTCATCGGTCTCTGACTTCAAGATGAGATAGTGATTAGGGTGGAGGTGCATTTTCTGTTCTGGAAGGTAAGAATCATGACCCGTGTAGAACTCTTCTATAAACTCATCAGACACCTTAACTTCAGAAGCCCCGTCATACAGGCTATCCACAGATTTTACTGCTTGTTGGGGCTGATAGTCATAACATTCTATACCGAACGAATCACATTTCACTCGCATATTCAAATCACGAGAGATAACAGCTATATCATGCCCTTCAAATTTTAAACGAAGTGCTATAGCAATTATTTTATTATCCGAATCGCCAGATTCCATGCCGGCCGGCATATAACGTGGATCATACTGTGCGGCAAAAACCTTTCCTTTGCCACTCCCTAGGGGCACACCGGTGAAAAGACTTCCCTTTTTACGTAATTTGTCGAGGACTCGATTCATAGTACGAGCATTCAGTCCTGCGATATCTTGCCTATGTTTGTGTTTATCAATTTCGTCTAAAACAATAGTGGGAATAGCAATGTTCCCACGCCCAAAACTGAACAATGCTTGGGCTTCTGTGAGATATACGTTAGTATCGAGAATAAGGGTTTTTGCCAACGGAGTCCTCCTTTCAGGGGGTTATAGTAAATAGCTTAATCAAAAAGAAAAAGCCGCCCGAAGGCGGCTGGTGGAGGTAGGGAGAATCGAACTCCCGTCTTGTCTAGTTCCATAGAAAGGTCATTCACAAGGTTAGTACTGTTTTTTATCGTCGAACAGACCACTTGACTAGATCGTTTTATTNCGGCTAAAACAATCAAAAGCACTTAGGGCACCCAAATACGGCTTTCTGTTTATTGGCTGCCGTCGCCTCAAGAGAGGTCAGGTTTTTAAGCCGCCATCTCCATGTTAAAATCGTCGTTTGCGATTAAAAGTTAAGCGTTTTTACTGAGCCTCGCTTCCCTCACCCTTGCACCTATTCTACTTTCCCATCAATCGATACCGGTTACCCCCATTAGTATAATACTATATAACAATACGTAACACTTGTCAAATTATTTAAAGGCTGTTAACTGTTAATAAGCTATCAAAGCTATCAAAGTTGTAAAAGCTGACAAGAGCAGTATAATAGTAATTAAGAAAGTGTTAAATTAAATTTTGAAAAAGTACTGAATTAAAATCCGACGTCGAGATCCATTTCTTCTTCATTGTCTGCATCNAGCGACTGTTCGGCATCTGAAGCTTCTTCATCTGCTGNTTTTTCTTCTTCATATTCTGGAGTTGTGACGTCTGGTAGTTCATTCTGAAGCTCATCTTCAAACTTATCGAAATATAACAACAGGTTCGTTAAAAGATAATCATAAAATAGGTTTTGATCTTCTTCGTCTGCCAACATATCATATGCATCTACAATTTGTTTCTCTACTTGGTTAAATGTATCAGCGGCAAAATTTCTACCTGTTTCATTTTGATCTTCAATCTGAACAAATTCTTCTTCCTCGTCTGTTCCGTCGTCAATATCTATAAATTCACCTTCAAGTGTTTCAGCATTTTCACTTCCGGGCTCTTCATCAACATCAACTTTAACTAATTCTTGAAGTAAGTTCCGATCAATTTCAAAAACTACATTTTCCCCCATATCTTCCACAGCATTGTTTACTTCAATAGGTCGTAAGGAATTTTTCACAGCATGAACAATATGGTTTCTGAAAGATTCTCGCTGTTCTTGCGATGTTGTTAATAGTTTATAATCATCACCAATAACAGGGATAATGGCTTTTAGCAGATCCGCTAATACATTGATGCCCGTATAGGTGGATGGTTCACTGGTACCTGTCTCCGTCTTTTCACGGATTAGGGACCTTACAGCTTTCCGGAGTTGCGCCTCTTGTAAATTAACTTTCTGCATATTGTTCAGGATTCTTTTCCTGACGTGTTCGCGAATAAGTTGTTCTGCAACTAAGGTATCTCGATTAATAGTCATGGTATTCTAATTATCTTCGTCTTTGACGTTTTGCCCTTTTTCTTGAAGCGCGTTTGGGTTTAGGGGGTTTTTCGTTTGTAGATCTTTTATAAGGATCGAAAGTATTAGGAGGACCCCAGGGTGTAGCTCCCATAGAACCTTCTATACTTCCACCTATACTCATTTCATCAATAACTGAATCTAAAGGTGCGTTAGGGTGAAAAATATTCCACACTTCATCGGTATCAACATGTTGAGGGACAAAAGTGTCAAAGATTTTCCGATTCTGCTGGGCTATGGCTTCTCTTGCATCTTCTCCATGATACGGTACCCCAGGTGCACGCTCAATCGGATCGGCTTCGATCAATTCTACATTGACACCACTATTATTCCGTTCAGCATAAGACTGGGCACCATTATAGCGTGTATCTCCTATATCTTTGGAACTTTTTAACAAGAGAATGGTATCGCCAGTACGTGCTTTTACTGGATCGGCAACGAACTCATACACAGATGTGATAGGGCTGCGGTAATCGGCGATCTCTACGCTGATATTGTCTGGCGCGCCGTCAGAACTTAAATATTTGTTCCACATTTTTAATGATTGTTCCGGATTAACCTCAGGCTTGGAAGATGGGGAAATCAATACCACTACTTCATCAACATTTAAATCTGGTCGTGTAGCGATACTTTTTGCTAATTCGTAATGTCCACGATGAGGAGGTTTAAATTTCCCAGGAAACAGCGCAATCCTTTTGCCGGTAGCTGGATTGGCAGACGTGACGAACTGTCCTTCTCTTATAAAATGTTCATTAGTGGTATCACCCTCGATGTGCGCAGTCATTTCACGCCCAATCTCGTCGGAACTTTGGATAGCTTGCTGGGCGGACGAAATTGCGGCACTTCTTTTCTTTTGGGTAAAATATGCAGTTATTTCTTCTGAAAGTTCTTTTGTTGCCGAAAAAACATTTATAAGATTATCGCCCAGTTTATCCATATACATACGAGCGACTCTGACTACACTCTCAGGACTATAAGGGAGGCTTCCCAGTGGCTCATAATCCACTGAATCTTTTATTGCTTTAAGTTGGGGTGGGTGGATGGACCATTGTCTTTGGGAACTTTCGGTCAAGATATAGCTTTCCCACAGTACTCTGTTTTCTTGAACGCTGTAATCCCGCCGGTTAGCAGTANCCGAGGCCTCCACACCCTCTCCGTCAGGCATTTCATCCGTCACTGTGACCATCTCTTCTTCCTGTTTAGCTGCTTCTCTTTCTTTTCGTGCGCGCTCTTTGGGGTCATAACCGGCAGAAGAAATAAGAAGTTGGTACTTTTGGGGCCAGTTATTATCTCCTTGCAAAGAGTTGAGAAGAGTTATGGATTCTTCTGCCGTTTTGCCCGGTAAAGTGAATAGGTTCTTTTCTTTTACCAATCCGCCTTTTGCGCCGGCTGCTAATGCACTAATAAAGTTATCTCGATTAAAAGTAAACTTCTCCAATACGATCTTTTCGCCATCTTTGCGACCAACGATATATACCATCTCACCAAATTCATCCAAAGCATCTACTAAGTTAGTGTAACTTCCCTCAATGGATGTTCTCTGGTTAAGAAGTTTTAAACTAATTGGGACGCTCCGACCGCTTTTCAATTCCGTGAAAGCGATGAGATCTTGAATCGGTAAGTTTCCTTTCTCGCTGCGCCCTGCAATTTGTTTTCCGCGAAACAATGCAGCCAAAAATCCCTCAAAAACGAAGCCTGCGCTTGCCTCATTGAAGCTTCTAATGACTGCACCTAATGATTCTAACATAATCAGTGTACTAATGATACGCCTTGGAGATCTGATGTTCCCAGAAGGATTTTTTATGGATTGGTTTAAGAAGCCCAGCTTTTCTGAAATTGTGGCACCACCGCCAATCGTATCAAAAATACGCTGAATTTGTTGTCGTTCCATACTATTAGGATTACCCCAGGCTTCAGTTGGTGTAAATTTAGGAAGGGAAAGAACCAGCTTTTCTGCTTTATCTGTTTTAATTGTTTCCTCTTCTTCTGTTATGATGGCACTCGGGGTCATTAGATTGCGTGATTCATGAGTTAAAGCACTCGACTTACCACCGCGTGGATATTTGAACATGCCCAGAATTTGATTTAAAGGAGCAAAGTTTCCAGTGAACTTATAAATATGGTCATCATAAACAAAAACAACTCCCTCAGTTGGGGTATTGATGTTAGAATAATCTTTGATTTTACGTAAATGCTGTTGCATCAGAGCCATTGTTTCGGGATCTTCGGTTCCTTTTTCCGTAATAGATTTTACAGCTTTTCCTAATTCTTGCTGGAGTCGTTTGACTTCTGTTTTACTATCCACGATAAAGCGACTCTCTAATCCCCGGAGAATTTCTACCGTAAAATCATGAATAGCTTCTTCAATTGGTTGTATGGCCTGGAAAAGGATCATACGTTTCCGATCCACTATGCGGCTTACATCTGCTACATCCTCGGGTTTCAGACCTTTTTTGATAGCCCGTAACCCAATATTGTCTGGCATTTTAAGGAGATATTTTGCCAACTCTTCTCTTTTGGTACGCGAAAGATCGCCGTCAAGCCCATTAACAAGGCGAACATAATTATAATCTTGAATCGTATTATTATCCCCCAAGCCCTCACTGTTAACAGCATTGTTGATACGGCGCATGGCAATATGTAACGCCTCATCGTCCTCAAGTTTGTTCAGATTGATAGCTGCTCGGCGGACCAAAGCAAAATCATGATTATGGAGTTGTTTTTGCATATCATCAACTACACTATCTAAAGCCTCAAGAGCGCCTTCGGGTATAGGGTTTTTTGCTCCGGTTTCGGGATCAAAAAGAAAGTGCCCCACGTCATGTATTTTTAACGTTTTTCCATCATATTTAATCACATTGGTAGACCCTGGATCGTCAGGGTTCATTTCTCCCGACTCTAAACGACTACCGGGATCCATAATTTCAGCATTATACCAAATATTGGTGTTAGGACCGAAAATTTGATTCTTTTCAGCGGGCGTCAATTCTTCGACAGCATCCTCAAAGGCTGAAAATCCTTTGGTGAAAGTTCTCTCTATGTTTCCGCGGCCTGCAAACTTTTGTGCGAGACCGCCGGCGTCTAATCCACCTGCCTTTAAATTACCTTTGTTGCGAGCCCCTTTTGCTTTGCCTTCGGGTATAGAATAAGATAAGAATAAGTTCTGTCCATCTACTTTTTCTTCGGCTTCCAATTGTCCGTCGGAAGCTGCCGTTAAAATCTCTTTGATTTTCTCAAAGGTAATGTCGGGATTATCATAAAGATGGGACATGTGCCCAGCAACGCCACCCATATCACTTCTCCTCGTTCAGGACTCGTAGTTGTTCTTCTAAACTATTAACTTGTTCGTTTAACTTTCGTACATGCTGCTTGATTGAACGAAGATGTTCTTTAGCTACTTGAAGTCTGTTAGTATCTCGCTTATTGGGAAACTTCACAGTAGACATAAAATCATATAGAGCTTGAATTGATGCGCCCGGATCAACCTTTAATGTTTCGTTTAACAGAAAAGCTTTAGTTATTTTCCTAAACATCATATCCCCTATGCTTGAGAGCTTGGAATAGTCAGGATGCCTCCTTCAATCGCTACTTTGAATTTAGCTGGCTGTCCCGATTCATCTAAACCGTGTAAATATAAATAGTGTGTTGAGCCCGAAACATACAAATTAGCACTTGAAGATAACGTAGTTGTGGAAGAATCATACTGAAGTGCTGGAATTCCTTCTAATCTATTCTGTTCACCGGTTGCTTGGAGCAAATAACCGTTGACATTGTTTGTGATGGTTAAGCTACTACCTCCGCCACCGCCGCCCGCAGAGGACGACATTTCCCCTCCCATGACTGTATTGATAGGACCAAGCATCCGGCGTACATTTAAGCCCCGACTCATTCTATCACGTATCCATAAGTGGTATCATTACGGTTGGACGATTTAGGATAATACCGCAACACATAACCAAATATATTAATGGCATTACTTGCATTGGTAGTGACATAGAGATTCACAGCATTATCCGCAGGACTATGGATGGGTATACCCGGAAAACATAAGATGGGCCCATTCTGCGCCGCCACTGGCGCGATGATTTGGTTGGACCCCACGAAAGCCCCAGCGGAACTGGTAGACAAGGACATAGTAATATTTTGCGCCGCAGTCGTGTAGTTAGAGGCATAAATATAAATTTCTTCAAGAGAGTTTACACTTGTCGCCACTGTGTGTACAATAGTTCCGGCACCAACTGACCCTGAGGGGATCTCTATGGGTTCACCATATGGACTGGCAGATAAAGGGAAACGAGCCGATCCCCATGTGGCTGAATTCCACCCTTTGGGCCGGCCTATATTTTGAAAATCATTTTCGGACATAATACCTTAAATATTCAGTTTTTAAAAACTTCATCCAGTTTGCTTTTTAATTTTTGTTCTATCCATAGGCGCTCTACAGAGGTATTCGGGGCTGGTTTGTTGTTTTTGTGCCACAAATGCATTTCTCCTTTGGCTATNGACTTCTTAAGNAACACCTTTATTGCCACCAGAGGCGACGATAATCCTACATTTTCTATNGAAGGGTAGCCAGCAAAAATGACGCCTACTAATTTATTGTTAGAATTAATTATAGGAGATCCACTGGATCCAGGTTTCGTGGGAATAGTATAAACGGAATAACCACGGGTGTGATAACCTGAGAACTGTCCCTGAAAAATCAAAACTGTACCTATCCAATAAAGTCCATGGGGGGCTGCAAGATTATAGACAGTCTCCCCTCTGCGTGGCTCTTTCTCGGCAACTTTTAAGACGGGGGGCGATTCTAATACATTTGCAACCCTCATTAAACATAAATCAAACCGTTGATTTATTTCGACCACTAAGGCCTCGTGCGAACGACCTTTCAGATCGATAGCTTTAAAAGTTGACCCCTTTTTCCGTATTTTAAATCCATTAATATTTTGTTCTTTGGGGAGAGATGATTGACATGAATGACCCGCGGTCAATACATAAGAAAATCCCTGTATTACCTCGCTGTGAAAAACATAAGCCCCTGATGAAACATATCTCATCACAGCAGTTTGACACTTTGTTTGATTGGTTTGAGGATCTAACCCACATCCTTCTAACTCTACTGACTGTTGTATTTGCACAAAAGACTGCCGTGGCAACAGATCTTGCTGATCGTTATCCGTAATCTTAATTGTCGTGCAACCACTAACACAACTGGAGAGGCAAAGTATAACCAATATCAGAAACTTGACGTAAATCGATGTTTTTTTCAGCATAATACAGTAAGTAGATTCGAGAGTGACTAATTATCCATAGTAAATCTGATCTACAGGTTTCCAGAAAGGAATGAATAATAAAATGGTTAACGCACTATTATTGTCAGGTATTTTGCTTTTTTCGGGGCAAACCCTTGACTTTCCACAAATTTGGCAAAAGATCGAAGGAAAGTGGTCTTATGTTGGACAAGTCAAAGAAAAAACTCAAATTCTGGTTTGGATAGAAAAGCAAACAAAAACTCCTAATAACCAGATACTTAATAAAGAGATAAAGAAAATGCCCTTTATTACTTTATCTCCAACGGGAGAGGTGCTGAATTTACAACCTCTCAAATAGGGGAGTGCTGTGATGTTTGGTTTTCTTACACGACGAGTTGCGCTATTAAGTATTTTAGCGATATCTTGTTCTTTAGCTCTTTATTATCAAATTAAAGCTAATAATCTTTACCAAACAGTCTTTTCCAAAGAATCTACTTTTTATACCCCTGGTCAGCACGGCAATTGCAANTGGGTCGTCCATATCAGCAATCGCATCACGACTGANCCAGGCGCTAATTCTCCTACCCAAATAGGCATCCCTGAAGTAATCAAAGATGGTTACATTGCGGGAATCTTACAAAATGGACCTGGCAATTCCCTACTATTCGCGTTTAAACTCCCAACACAATCCGACGAATCCCCACCCATTATCATGACGGCGGTTTATGCCACCAACCAACTCCCTCTTAAGAAAGTACGATTTCGTGTTTTCGGCAGTACTGTGATGACGATGGTTATTTATTCCTCCTACGAAGCTTGTGTTGAGGCGACCATGGGATGAAACGGTTAGTTTTATTTTTTGTTCCCCTGATTTTGACTGCTTGTTCTGCCTGTATAGACGATGATGAATTGGTGAGACTGGAGTGTACCCCAGGGCATCAGATGGTTTGTAACCATAACGGAGAGTCTTTCCCTAATGCGATAACCGACCCTATCCCTAAGCAGCCAGGTCAGTGTTCCTACGGATTGAAGACCTGTACTTTTCAAGGNTGGTCAGAGTGCGTAGGCGCTATGGGTCCGTCGGAAGAGGTCTGTGATGGGATAGATAACGACTGTAGTGCGGGCATAGACGACAGGTTTCCAGAACAGCACCAACTCTGTGGATTTGTCGAGGGCGCTGACTATGGTGTTGGTCTCTGTTCCCCTGGCGTGATGAAGTGTGATACTGGCAGACTGTATTGTGATGGGCACGTTGGTCCGGCGGAGGAAGTATGTGACGGGTTAGACAATAATTGCAATGGCTCTGTTGACGAAGGCATTGCTAATAGCACGGCTATTGTCTGTTATGAAGGTCCGGGAGGAACAATGGCTGTGGGCGAATGCCGGGCTGGCGTTCGTTATTGCCAAGATGGTGGTTTCGATGGACCCTGTGATGGTCAAGTTTTACCAGCCGGAGAACTTTGTGACAATTTAGATAATGATTGTGACGGTGAAGTTGATGAAGGGTTTGATACTCGTGGTGTAGATTTAGTTTTTGTTCTCGATATTTCTGGTTCATTTGATGATGAGATAGGATCGATGATAGAAGGTATTACCCCGCTTTTAGACGACCCCTTAACAAGCAATTTTCGATTTGGACTGGCTGTTATAGGCAGACATAACCTTGGGAACTTTGAGCCGCCTTTGCGCCGTCACTCTGAGATGGTAACTGACTTCGTTCCTGCGGATGAATTCTTACAATATTTAGAAGCAGCACGGATGATAGACGATGGTGGCATTGAGCCCTCTATCGATGTTACCTTGTGGTCTATGAACGGGATGTATCCTTTTAGTTGGACGCCGGGAAACCAAAAGGTAATAATTCTAATGACTGATGAAATCGCTCAGACCATTACTAATTCCAATACACCTCAGGTAAATGCTTTTGCGGTGGAACACGGTTTTGAAATATTTGTTTTTGCTCTCCCTGAACATCACGCATCTTTTATTCAGATGGTAAGAGGAGAACAGGATCGGTTATTCACCCCCGCTGTTAACTCCGAGACAGTTTTTCTTCAGATCCGTCAGATTTTTGAAGATCTATGTATCGGAAGGTAAGTCGGCGGCTACGGGCTCTTCAACTTCATCTTTTATCTCTAACAAGAGTGGCATAATACCTTCGAACTCTTTGCTGATTTGGTCTACCCCATCAAATAAGCTCTCAATAGATTCCAAAACATCTTTTCCTGTATTATAAGTGATCGCTTTTCCTATAAGTTCTAAACTTTCGATATAGTTGTTTTTAAATCTGTCTAAAATATGAGATATAACGTTTGCACTTATTTTGCGGATGTCCTCTTGGGGTGCCTCAAATTTTACTTTAACATTCTTGTCTTTTTTCATTTTATATTCACTCCTTTGCTTAATAAAATCATTTTGATAATAGCTACCTTTTGTTCTTCGGTTTCCGACTGATGCCAAGCCCAAGAAGCAGTCTTCTTCTTATTATTTATTCCGTCAGAAAGTGTTTTTATGTTTTCTGACAGCAGAAAAATAGATTCCGGAGAAAGTTCAACTATTTCTAAGTTCAATAAGCCAGCAATGTCTAACATTGTAGCCAAATCATTCTCCTTATATGCCTTGGCTGCTTTGCTGAATAATGCGGCGTCTTCGTCATTGTCTGCCTTGTCGGGATGGGATTTAGAGGCTATCTTGCGATACAGTTTTTTAAGATCCTTATTTTTGGGTATTTCTGGTTCCTTATCCTCTGCTTCTTCATCTTCTTCGTCCTCTATTTCTTTTGGTGCTGTAGGTTCCTCGGAGATAGAATAGAAAGTATCATAATGTTCGGGATAATACTTTTCCATATATTCCCTTAATTGGGGCTCTACTTCAGCACATACTTCATCTACTTCCTCTTTTTCTAAGACGAGATAGGAATACTGGAGAGTAAGACGTTTAATTTTGCGGGACATATTATAAATAGACATAAAAAAACAGGGAGCCGAAGCCCCCTGTTTAAAAACCTAAGATTTAAAATCTATTTTATGCTAGACAGCACTCTCAGTAGCTACGAGAATCCCACCAACTACTGTCAGTGCATAGTTCTTCGGATCCCCAGCCGAATTTGTACCTCTGAGTTTGAACCCATCAGTACTTGTCGTGCTGATCTGACCCGTTGCTGAAATCGTGCTTGTACCGCCAATGGCACCTGTCACATCAAGAGTGCCAGCAATGGTAGTATTACCAGTAGTATCAGCCACAGTAAACCTGTCGGTATCAACAGCGATACCACCATTCAAACTGGCTAAACCAGCAGCACTGAACACACCGCCGGCACTTGTGGCTCCGCCACCAGTTGCAAGCTGAGAGACGCCAATCACATCAAGAGTACCAGAAATGGCAGTATTACCAGTAGCATCAGCCACAGTAAACTTGTCGGTATCAACAGCGATACCACCATTCAAACTGGCTAAACCAGCAGCACTGAACGCACCGCCGGCACTAAGAGTACCATCAAAGTCCGCATTACCAGAAGAATCGATCCCTGCAACCCTAATCAGGGCCGAGTCGAGGAAAGCGACTTCATAAGCGCCGATGTCATCACCCATTGTGAGAGAGATGTCCTCCGCATCGGCTGTCACGCCCACAGCGCCGGCACTTATTAAAGTGAATTCCCCGCCGCTGGTGATCGACAGAGCGCCAGCCCCATCGATGCTCTGGTCAGCAGCAATGGTCTGTCCAGCAGCAAAATACGCGTTGCCAGTCAACGTTGACTGACCCGAAACACTCAAAGAACTGTTGGAACCTGTAAGGCTGAAGCTACCGCTCAGTGTTGACACGGCACCACTGGCGACCTCACTAACCAACCAATATTCAGAACCTGCGAACCCGTCGGCACCGTTGTTAAACTGCACCGAGGCAGCCGGCGNNCCAGGCTCGTTGCCCGAAGCCGCAGCATACGCCGAGTTAATCGCCGAAATAAGGTTGGCACCGTTAATACCACCTGATAACTCCGTATCTACGGCACCGATGGCGTCAGCCGCCGTGATCTGTGTATATGCTGAATTCACTCCGTCGAGTTCAATACCCCCCAGCATTTCCGCATTAATCAGATATTTTCTATCTGCACTCATAATATTTCCTCCTAAAGAAATAAAGAAATTATTGTAACTTTTTCTTTAAACCATTACCGTTAAAACGGCAACTATTGGAACTCTTTGTAGGAAACTGTTTTCATAACCTTNGTTATGATGGCTCGCTGAAGTTAGTCTAACGAGCAACCCTTATACGTTTTAAGTAGGTCTTTTATTCACAAAAGTGAGTCTTTAATGTAGATATATTTTCTTCTGCTTCCGTAAGTTTTTGTGTCCACTCTAAAATCTCTTTCAACAAATTAGAATGTTCTCCGATCCCTACAGAATTATTAAAGTAAACTTCCAGCACGGCCAGAGCTTCATCTCGTTGTGCTTCGTATTGACTCAACGCTGCTTTAAGAAGTTTATTCAT